ACGCGCTCTGTCCTGGCGGTGACTGGGTTCTTTTCAATTTCAGCCAGCACCAAGTTGTAATCTTCCAGCTTCTTCTGGTAGGTAGCTTTCTGCGCCTCATAGGTCGGCAGCAGCGATTCCTTGTATGCCGCCATCTGGGCTTCAAACGGCTTCATCTTTTCAGCGACACCTGCCTGGTAGCCGGTGAATGCGGTCTGGTACTCGCCTGTGATCGCCTCGATGTTGCCTTGGTACTGCTTGGCCAGCCGCTCAATGTCCGATGTGCTGCGCCGGGCCAGTTGGCGCTGCTTGAACTGTGGCAGCGTAGCCATTACTGAATCCTCATGCCTGCGCTGCCGAGATCCATGGACATGCCCAGCTCGGCATCCATGCGCTCACCGGACAGCAGCGACCGGCGACCACCACGGGTGCGGGCTCGCAGAGCTGAAGCCTCGGCAGCAGCAGCCTTGCGGCGCTCTTCATCCGCAGCAGACTGCACTTCCTTCGACTTCTGCTCCATTTCCAGCTTGTTGGTCTGGTAGTTGAGCTGTGACTGCTCAAACTGCTGCCGAGCGGTCTGGGCCTGCTGCTCAAGTGACGCGCCTTGCTTGGCGTACTCTGCGGTTTGCTTGCCCAACTCAAGCCGCATGGCCGCCTGGTCGGTGGCCTGCTGCGCCAGCATGGTGCGCTGATCATTCTCAGCTTGTTGCCGTGACTTGCGAGCTTGGCCTGCGCTGTATGCAGTGCTCACAATAATGGCACCGGAAATAAAGTAGCTCATGCAATTGCCTCCTTGTGTTCGTAAACTTCCATTCCCAGCTCTGCGTATTCAAGAGCGGTAAACATGTCTTCTAGCTTGGCCAAATTTGTCTCATTGCCCGGGTTCGGGTGAATCGTTGTCCAGATCGCATCCTCATGGGTGTGAACCACCCGCTTGGTGCCCGGTTCAGAGATGAAAGAGGCGGGAGCTGTGTGCGTTTCCAAGCCAAACTCTGTGTAGCAAGTGATGCTGCCCTGACTGATGACATTGAAATGCCGGTGCCGATGGATCTTGCCAACTACCACTGTGCCGGCTGGCAAATGGATCTCCCTGGCATAGATGCCTGGGGCCAGCCAGTGCTTGAGTGGTGGTGACTCATCCATCCGCTGGCCATCCGGCAGTGCCTGGCAGGCATGCTGAATGGCCATGATCTTCTGCCGGGCCACTGGGGCTGGCAAATTCTCATGCGGCAGTTCAATGATCGCAGTACTCATGCCAAACGATTCTATTGGGCTTTGGACAGCCCGCAACAGTTGTATATCTGCACGATATTCACTTAGGCAAACACATCAAAGTCAGTCCCGGCGCTGGCCTGGCCCATGGGTCTGCCGCCCAGCTGGTGGGTTCTGGTCATCCGGTTGTACTCGCCGCCGCCCAGCATCAGGTAACCGAACGAATCGCCAATGTGCGAGTGCTCGTTCTTGTTGGGTGCATCCCGGAAGCGCTCCTGGCCAGCCCCGACAGCGATCCGCTTGAAGTGATAGCCACCGGCCAGAGCTTTTCGTAGCAGTTTGCACTCCCGGTTGACGATCAGGCCTGGCTGGCCCTGGATCAGGCGCTGCATGGGCGCGGCCGAGGCCTCACGGCGCACCTTGAAGTCATTGCTGGCGGTAGGCTGGGCCCGCAGCCCCAGGGTTTTGAGGTAATCAAAGGCGGTGACCTCGTAGATGGTGTCCCGGGCCATGCCGGCAGGGTCGCCCCAGACCATGACCTGGTGGTTCGGGTAGCGCTGATTGAGCTCGGCCAGCAATTGGGTGCCAAAACGCTCCAGGCCCATGTCAAAGGTGACGATTTCCTGGTGAATCAGCCACCGGCCGTTGGGCAAGCGCTGGCCAATGGTGGCCGCCGGGGTCAAGCCGAAGTCAAGCCCCACCTGGATGGGCACATTGGGGTCAATTTCAGTGTCGCCGGACATGGTCGAGTCCTCATACTCGGGCCAGACAGGCCTGCCTTCCTGCACATAGGTGTACTCGCCCCCGGCGTAGCACCGAATCCAGTCCAGGTTCTTGCCGAGCAGCATCTGCTGGTAGTAGCCGGCCGGCAGGTTGTTGATGTTCTCAGCTTTGGGGTTGACCTTCCACCACTTGCCGGACGCAAAGATGTGATCGTTGGCCTCCGGCATGTCGGGCAGGTCTTCAACATCCACGGGCACCACGCCGCCGGGCTGCTTGAAGAACTTCCACGCATACTGGCCGGTCATCTTCTCCTTCTCGGCCATGCGGTGCCACCAGTGGTCATCGTCCATCGGGTTGGTATCCATCCAAATGCCATGCCATGTGGCCCCGCCGTCCCGCTTGGTCGGGTATCGGCCAACCCGGTGGGTCAGGCCGTCGATCACCGCCTTGGGCAGCTCCCGGGCCTCGTTCACCCATGCACCGGTGAGCTCAAGGGACAGCAGTTTGCGCACATCCTTGGGCTGGTCAAGGGCCAGGAAGATGACCTCGCAGTCAATGCCGGCCGCATCACCCCGGGCCGGCAGCCGGATGTGGTGGGTAATGGGCGGTGTCCACAGCATTTGGCCGAAGGTGGCCTCTGGAAACAGATCCAGCCAGGTCTTGATGGTGGTGGTCTTCAGCATGGGATAGCTGTTTCGCACAATGGCCCAACGCGAATACCGGATGTTGTCAATGGCCGAGGGCTTTTGTTGCACCGCCTTGATGAAGATCTTGGCCGCGCAGCCGTAGCTCTTGCCGGAGCCCACTGGGCCCATGATGCCTTGGACAAAGTTCTTGGACTGGATGAAGTCGTAGATCACCGGGGACTCGCTGAAGTCCAGGTTAAGCCCGCCGACAGGGACTGACTTCACTGATGTTTCTTTTGTCCTAGACATTCTTGCCTTTATTGATGTTTGGTGCTGTCTCTCCAGCAGTCAAGTCATTGCCGCCGACTTTGGACGTACTTACCAGCGCAAGAAGTAATCCGTAAAAACCCTCCGCGCTGGCTGCAATCTTCATTGTCATACCCCAGTCGGTGGCGTGCAAGTATGAATCGTAATCAGATCAGCAGTGCGCTTGCCGCAGCGCGGGCAGAAGTTGCGCTCCTCTGATTGCGCTGCGGGTGGATAGTTGTTGCTGCTACAAGCCACACACTCGTAAAGCACGGCGGCTTTGCATTCGGGGCAGGTAGGCTCCTGCGCTGGCAGTGCCAATCTTGCTTTGCATTCATCGCAATCGTGCTGGACGCATCCGATCTTTGTCTCCTGCGCTAACTGTGCCAAGCCTTCTTTGATGGCGGTGATGGCTTCTTTAGATTTCACAATGTACGGCTTGTCATCGCTTAATGCACACTCCAACGCCTCCAGCGCCAGCTTCAGCGCGTCTTTCATGCTTGTCCCCTTGCTCGGATGGCTCCCGCACATTCAGCGGGTTGCATACCAACATCACGCGCTTGAAACGCATCACACACCTTCGCACACGCCTCGTTCTCAGCGGCCACCATCTTCTTGCACATCAACGACCACGAGGTGTTGGCTCGGGCATTGGCGGCTTCTGTGGCTACTTCTTCGACAAGGGCGGCAAAGCGTTCAAGGCGATTTCCCTCATCGTCCCAATGTCTCTGCCAATCAATGTCAGCCTCCCGCGCCATCCTTTTGATGTCTTCTTGTTTCATATCAGCAAGCTCCAAACCCAAAAGCCAGTGAAGAACATCAGAATGCAGACCACGGCCAGCGCCCCAAAGATAGCCGTCAGCATCATCGTGCCGACTGTCTGCCACACCTCTGGCGCTGGCTGGATGTCTGGCGGCACAGCCGGGTACGGCTTGACCTTGCGCCTCTCCACCACAGCGTTGTCATAGTGGCACTCCCACACACACTCTGGCAGGTGTGGGCAGTCCACCCGCCCCGTGTCGCAATGTCTCCTGGTGCTCATATCTGCTCCCTTGGTGCCACCACATTGATGTCAATCACCGATGGCTTTTCATTGTCATCAGGGTTGTCCAGCAACCCACTGGCCTTGGCCAGCAGCCGGAGCACCCCCACCTTGTCGTACAGCTCAATGTCCAGCGTCGAGAACACATTCCCGTCCGAGTCCTTCTTGCTGTTCACCTTGATCGACTTGATCGCATGCAGCGCGTGCTCAGGTATCAAATGGCTGGCCTTGACCTTCACATTGCCATCCTCATCCCACGACATGATGTCAGTGAGCTTGGTGTTGGCCATAGAAAGCAGCGCGTAAGCCACCGCCTCCTTATTGGCCACCAGTGTCGTACTCCGATCCAGCCTGCGCTGCACAGACCGAACCCCTCCCCAGTTAGCCAGGGGAGGGATCACACTCGACTTAGCCTTGGTGGCCATCACGGGCTTTCAGCATGGCGTCTGCCAGTATGTACGCAGACGCAACAACACTCGCCACATCATCTGGGCCGCATTCAATGTCAGACGCAAGTAGCCCTTGCATCGCCTTTGCCGCAAAGTAGTCGCGCAGGGTCATGCCGTCACGCTGAGCAGTCGTTTTTGGAAACGCCTGGGAATAATGTTTCCTTGATGTGTATGTCATAACTTATCTCATCAGAACGGGATATCGTCATCAAGCTCAACCGCCCGAACAGCCGGGGCCACATAAGCCGCCTGCCCACCACCACCCGGCTGCTGCTGCTGGCACAGGTCGCCAACAGACAGGCTGATCCACTTCTCAC